GTGGGCGCCAATGCTGAATGCGACACGGTTGTCTCTAGCAGCGGGTAGCCCGCAGCCTGAGCGGGCGGCCACTCTTTACCGCTCGTACGGTCAGTGGTGGCGCCAGCAAGCTCGACTATGCGGTTCGCCTGCTGTGTGCCGTCCTCGGGCCATTGCAAATCCAGCACGTTATCTAGGTCGATCACAGGTTTGTTACCACCCGTGAGCTTGGGGTAGGCGAGGGTGATCTGAGCCGTCGGGCGACCGTTGGTCGCGTACGCCACCTCGGCAGCGTAGTCAATGCCGATCAGATACCCCAGTTCCTGTATCTGCGATAGGATTGACGCCAAGGTCTGCTCCTGCGCCAACGGAGCTGAGAAGGTAATCCACAGCAGCTCAGAGGCTTCTTCCCCTTGAGTCACGATTTTGAGCGGGATAGAGCCTTCTGCTCTCATCGCTTGCTGCAGGATGAAGAAGGCAATGCGAAGAGCGGGCGCTCCGCTTTCTGCCCAAGCGTGTCCGTCGGGGTCTGTGTAGTTGGCGTAGTCGAAGGCCTGCAGGCGCTGACCCAAGTACCCCGCCATATCGAATCCGGTGAGGGTGACGATCCCCGTGCTGCGCTGGTAGGCGCGCCCGGTGACGGGTCCGCCGTAGATCAACGCACCGTCGATGTCGATCCAGAACGCGGCGAGCCAAGGCGCTGTTGCGGTGATCCAGTTCGCACGCTGTACTCCGCGATCGTTGACGTCGAGTGTCCCCTGCCACGGGCCGACACCGCTTAGCACTTTGCTGAACGTGACCCCATTGAGCGGCAGCTCCGCGATTGTACGGAAGCGGAAGATGTCCGTGAGTTTGTACGTGATGACGCCGCTCATAGTTGCCGCGCCGAAGCCCACTGGAGAACTGCTTTACCCCCCGTGTCTTTTTCATCGATCGAGGAGAACGTCACCACGGTTTTACCGCTTGGGATATCCCACCACGACGAGGTGGGCGTGAGCAGCTCGGCAGCGTCTTCGGGTTCGTTGGCTTCGATGCCGCCCGGGTAGTAGAGGATCAAGTGTGGGTTGCCGAGGTCGACCGACAGCTGGTCTCCGGCTTTGACCGTTGGGCGTTCGCCTTTTACTTCTTCGGTCGCGCGCGCTTCTTTGTTCGTTTTTTCCACCGCTTCATGTTCCGCTTTCAGCAGCCCTTCAAGTTCGGTGATGCGCGTGAACGTGAGCTTGTCAGGCAGTTTGGTGGACGGAGTAGCAGTCAACGATTCCCAGTAAGCGTCCGATTCGTGTTCCCCTCCTGGGGGTTCGTGTCCTTCGCTGTCCTGCAGGGCGATCCAGTACAGTTTCGCTGTCCCCGGAGTAAGTTTCACGAACTGGTACTTTTTGTATTTTTTACCTACTTCCCACAGGGGAACGTTTTCAGGGAAGATTTCCCATTCGCGGATGAATTCATTGAGGATTTTTTCGTTCGCAGCTTCTTCTGTTTCTGTCGCTGAGTTGTCGAAGAAGGTCAATCGCGGTGTGCCGGTCAGCGCCGCCTCGATGTAGGGGCTTGCGAGCGGGCCGGTGAAGATCGCGATGGGTCGCATCTCCGTGTTGCCTTCGTTATCGACTTCCAGCGTTTCAGGTTCCGTTGGCGGTTCGTGGAGAGCGATCGTGCCTTCATGCCCGGCGCTGTAAATGCGCGGGTCCGTAGCGTGCAGCGCTAGTTCGGGTTTGGCGATCTGCGCGGCTGCGTAGTCGGATTCGATGTCTATCTTCCGCTTCCGTGGGCGGCACATCACACACAGGACCGGCAGGTTCGGCAGCTTGAACCACAGCGGCAGTTCTTCGGCGGGGCGCACATTGGTTGCCGCGGCGAGTTCCAATTGTGTCGCCTGCAGCGATTCACCATCGGTCTTCATCCACAGGTCGAAGATGATGTCGCGGCCTTCGAGCACGTCAAGGCCACGGGCCTGCCCATGATCGCGCGGCCAGTTGACGTCGCCGCTGCGAATAGCCGCGAGGTCCAAGCCCTCCACTTTGAGCACACCTACGGGCGTGTCGGCGCCAAAGAGCAGCCCGTTGAAGAACCACTGGAAGTCTTCGAGTTCGGGCGGGACGATATTCGGAGGTGGAAACATCAGACCCCCTGTAGGAGCGGTCGAAGCTTCTGATAAAGTTCGGTGACGATCTGCGCGTTGGTCTGGTTCGCTCCGTTCAGCTGCAGTGTGTCGATGTGCAGACCGCTGCCGCTTAGCGAACTAGCCGTAGGGGCCGCCGATTGACTCTGTGGCAGAGGCGCAACGCCAGCCTTGTCGTAGTTGGCTTTGCCACCCAACGGGACGACGGCCTCCGGACCGTTCTCACCAACGATGGCGAGTGTAGGTTTGGTGACGATGCCGCCTTCGGCCAAGCCGAGCACGTGCGCAACAGACCCGATGATCCCGCTGCCGGGTATCAAACTCTTGATTGCTTTGAGTATCGCGCCGGGCGCACTCAGGATCCCGTTGACGAGACCTTTGATCATGTTCTTCCCGAATTCAAACATTGTGGAGATCAGACTCTCGAATACACGCCCGATTTTTTCGGGTATAGACAGGAAGAAGCCAATGAATTCCCCGACCCCTTTCCCTGCCCCTAGCACCCATTTGACTAGTTTGATATCGAACTCGACTAGCCATTTGATCGCTCCTACGATCGCCTCTCCTATTTTGATAGGCAGGCCAATAAATAGGAACTCCAAGACTTTGAAAGTAATTTCGGTTACGGTTCGTATTTTGCCGAAGTTACGTTCCCAGAGGATGTCCAGGTTTGCGGCCTCGCGGCCGACCCATTGGACACCAGACACAAAGCCTGACCACAGCGGCACGAGTGCGTGCCCCACTGTTTTGAGGGCTTCGACCAGACCGAGCAAGAGCGGCGTCAGCCTCTCACCGATTTCGACGTCTATTTCGATGAGCTTTGCCTTCGCGATATCGACTTGGCCGGCCAGCGTTTTACCGAACGCGACAGCGGAACCACCGATCTTTTCCTTCAGCGCTTCCATGACGGCGCTTGTGGACGTCTGATCTTTCTGCAGTGTTGTTTCTGCTGTGTGCAGTTTTTCGTGTGCGGCGATCAGCGTTTGGTGTGCTGCTGTTACTTTCGCGTCAGTGGCTGTTACTCCTTCTTGAGCAACGGAGACCGCGTTGGCATCTTTGGCGACCTGTTTCTGATCCTGCGAAACTTTCTGGTCTGCCTGGGATACGCCTTCCTGTGCTTTCGCTACGGCGTTAGCGGCTGCCACGCTCTGTTTGCTGCTGGGTAGAGCTTCCTGCTGGGCTTTTACGAGAGCGTGCTTGGCGGCGACCACTTCGCGGGAGGATTCGCGCTCGGTCTTCGTCTGCGCCCGCAGGGAAGCTTCGATTTCCAGGCCGGCAGACTTCTGCGTTTTTACTTGTCCTTCCTCAGCCGCAGCAATCGCCTTAGCCGATGTCACCTGAGATTCGGCTTGGCTTTCCTTCGCTTCCGCCACGCTCTTAGCGCCCTTGGCCTGCGTCTTTGTGAGTTCGTCTTCGGCCTTTGCGACTTCCTTCGCAGACTTGGCCTGTGTGGTCGCTGACGCTTCAGTGGCTTCCGCGTATACGAGTCTCAGTTCAATCAGCTTGGCGGTTTTCAGCGCCCCGGTTTCAGAGCTTTCACCTACGGCCTTTTCCGCGGCCTTCAGTTCCTTCAAAGAAACCGCAGCGGTCTTGGTTCCAGCCTTCTGGCCTTCAGCTTGTTTTTCCTTAGCTGCCGCAACCCGTTCACTGGCGCTCTCGCTAGCTTCGGCCGCGGATTCCTCGGCAGACTCGACAGCCTTCGCAGCGCTCTTAGCGGCAGTAGCGGCAGCCTCCTGCGATTCGATAATCGTACGTGCGGCAGCCTTTATCGATTCGGCTGCTGTGGTCTCAGCCGTCGCAACCGATCGCGCCGCTTCCTTGCGCGCTTCAGACGATTTTTCCTCAGCGAGGCGCACAGCCCCTGCGGCTGTCTTCTCGGTTTCAGATGCCTTCTGAGCGACTTCTGCTTGTGAGCGCATCGCTTCCTTGACCGAGTCCTGTGCCGCCTTTACACCTGCCGCGTCCTGCTTCAAACCTTCCTGTGCCTGCTTCAGAGTTTCGTCTGCGGCAGTTACCTTTGCTACGGCGGCGGCGTGTTCTTCCTGCCCCTTCTTCACCGCGGCCGTGTAGTTTTCTTCTGCGGCTTTCAGATCCTTCTTGGCTTTGGTCACAGCTTCGGTTGCTTTGACCGCGGCAGTCAGCTTTAGAGAACCGATGTCGAGCTGGATCCCCAGTTGCGTGAGCGGGCGAAGCGAGCCGGCGTTGACCTTCGCCAGCGTTTCGGATGCTGCTGCCAAGGAGATGTGCTTGTAGCGGGAGAGATCCGCGGCTATCCCCATCTCACCTGTTGCCTTAGTGACGCTTCCCGTTGATGTAGTCAGCGTCCCCAGCGCGCCGGCCGATTCAGTCGTGGTGAATCCGAGGTTCGTGAACTTTTTCTCAGTGGCGTCGATCGACGGTTCAAGCGCCTTGAAAGAACCGTGCGTGTTTTCGACCACTGTCTTCAAGCGAGTCTGTGCAACATCAAACGCGTCAGCGGCTTTGATAGCTGACACACCGATTGCAGCGGCGATCAGCAGGCCGGCCCCGGCAGCGACCCGCGCCAGCGAGGCTAGCTTTGTTCCGAAACCTGTGGCCGCCGACTCTCCCTCGGTGATAGAGAAGCCCATTTTCTTGACGGAGTTACCGAAGGGAAGACTAAAGCTCCCCATCGCGTTACCGAGGCTCTCGAAGGCCTTCCCTGTACGCTGCGAAAAGGCGGTGCTTTTAGCAGCGATCTCCTCCTCCCCAGCTCCGACCTTGCCGGCTACACCACCTATTGCATCCTCAGCAGCCACGCTGCCGGCGGCGGCGCCTGCACCGATACCCTCCAGGTCTTTGCCGATCGCGCCTGTGCCCGACGCGGTGGCGGAGGAGGCATCAGCGACGGCCGCCTTGAACCCTGCCATGCTGGTCAGAGCGGCGCCGTCGTTGACGACTATCTCAAGGACTACAGGGGGCAGGTAGGACGCATCAGCCATCTTGCTACCCTCCTGTTATCGCGTTGGCGAATTGGTTTCGAATGAGCGCTAGGATCTTCGGCGCTGTTTCCACGTACGCGGGGCGCACATACGGTTTCGGTTGCTGGTTGTATGTGCGTCCCAGTGAATCCGCGCCTTTGAACCCCAGCTCGATGCGCCGCGCGTACACGGCCGTAGGCCCCACCTGCACGGCGTACACACCCAGGCTGCCGTACACGTCGCCTGTCTGCCACGAGCGCCGCAGCGTGCCCTGTTTGACGGGTGTGCGGGCCATACCGGCCCGTTGCATCATCAATGCGCCCTGACGGACAGCGATGGGACCTACAGCGGCCATCCGCGCGATCATCGCATCGAGCGCCGCTACAGTCTCATCACCGCCCACGTTCTTCCTCCCTCTTGCGTTGTGCAGCTTCCACAGACAGCGCCGTATCGTGGATAGCCGACATCCACTCGACCGTAGAGCACGGCTCGTTCAGGTAATCGTCGTGTGTCAGACCTGGGAAGGCTCGACGGAAGCGGTACTCGGCGTAGCGTTCTGCTGTGGTGTCATCGACAGTGGCGCCTGGTCTGCCCTCGAGACAATTACTGAGTCGTCTGAGGGCGTAGTAGGGCTCGACAGAAACTCCTCGCTGTGCGGGCTCGGAGGATCGAACACGTCGGGCTTGACTATCTCCTTACCGACGGACGTAGTCACCTCACCCAGCGCGTCGTAGAGCTCCTGGTCCATGTCGTCAATCGTGTCGATCGTAGGGAGCGGATCGGGCAGCGACCAGCTAGCAAGCGCCGCCACGATCGTGGCGCTCTGCAGGGCGAACAAGCTATCCGCCTCTGCCGCCGACATGCCCGACTTGGACAAGTCGAACGCCTCCAACTCGTCCATGGTGTCGGGCAGCTTCTCAAGCGCGCTAGACGCGGCAACCGCCCGCGATTCGATCAGCTGCCTCTGCCTTACCTTGATGTCCTGTTTCTCTCTCAGTTGGGCGGTGCCGCCCGGTATGTCAACTGTCCTCATGCTGTGACCTCCTGTCAGGGTTAGAAAGAGCCCTCCCCAACCACACGGTCGGAAAGGGCTCTATCTGTGAACTAGAATTCTTTGGTGTAGGCGTTAGCCACGGTCGCCTTGATGGGCGACACGCCGCCAGCGAGCGCGTCTGCTGCAGACGGGATCGTCTGGAACGCCAGCGGTACCTCGACGTACTCCTTGGAGCGGTCAAGGTCACCGCTGGTAAACTTCGACTTCGACGTGTGGAGGTTCAGAGCGAACCCCGACTCCACATCGCTCAGCGTGACGTCGATCGACACCTGTTCACCATTCTCGAATGCCGTCAGCCACGTAGCAGACGGGTCCTCAAGTACAGTGAGCTTGCCGGTGACCTCAAGCGGTCCCGCAAAGTGCTGGTAGTAGTTCTGCGAGCCGGTGATCGCCGGGATGTTCTTCACGTTACGCTTCAGGTCGAACTCCCAGTTGACTAGGTACCCGACCTGCGTGCCACCGATCGACGCCTGCACTGTCCAGCCCGGAGGCGCCTCAGCCGTTGAGTAGGACGGTTCCGGTGCGCTCGGCGTGACCGACTTGTTTGCGAACCAGGCGTACGTCGCCTTCGGCAACGCATCCGCAGCGCCAGTGATGTTGATGGAGTCGAGCTGGGCGGCGGCAAGCTCACGCCAATCGGTCTCGCCTGCGTAGTCCGTCAGGGTGCAGCTCGGGGGCTGGTTCCCTGTAGATGGGCTGTTGTTGAGCAGGCTGAAGGCGTGCGACGTCAGCCCACGGACGATCGCTTTGTCGGCGTGCGTGAACGCGAGTGGGTAGGCAAGCGCGAGTTCGAATTCGAACGGTGCTGTTTCGGTGACTTTCGTAACCAGCGCCGTCTCCTGCTTGCCAGCAACCACGCCGATGACGATGTACGTGCCTTCTGCGACAGCGTTCAACGTTTCAACGATCGATGCACCCGCCACAGCTTCCGCGATCAGTTCCGTGGTCGTAGTAACCGTTGCGCCGATAGCGTGTTCGTACGTCAGAGCAGTGACTTCGAGTTCGTATTCACCAGCTTTGATTTTGGTTGTTTTCGTGACAGTGCGTGTCTCTTCCGTGGCCGTGCCCGCATCGAGCACGATCACAAGGCCTTCTTTGACTTCGGCCACGGAGATGACTTTTTTGGCGGCGGCAAGCGCTACTGCCACAAGCGTCGTGAGCGGTTCCACCGCAGTCACAGTGTCTGGGGAGCCCAGCAGCGCGCGTATGAACACCGGGAGGGTGTCCAGGTACGGGTAACTGTCCCAGCCGTGGCTGTCGTAGCGCAGGCCCGGGACCTCGTCGTACAGCGTGACCATCGAGCCACGCAAGGTGTTATCGGGCAGGAGCTGCAGATCAGGCTTGTACTTCGGGCCCATGACCGGGAGCCAGAACGCTGGGGCGACAGGGGTCCCGCGAGTTACCTCTAGTGCGATCCCGACCTCTGTCTCTGGAACGGGTATCGCCGAAAAATATGTCATTGTCTTTAGACTCCTCTTATGGTTGCTTAGTATCCTCGGCGTGTGCCGCTAGTTCTGGACCTATCTTTTGAGACGTATGATCGGTTGTGGTGCTTGTACCCAACTGGAGAGACATCACGCGGTAGCAAGCTATGGTGTTGTCTCTGTGTATGCGGCAACAAGGTTGTTGTTGATGCTGGCAAACTTCGCCACACTCGACAGCATAGTTGTGGTTGTTCCACAATCTCCCCACAGGAGTATGGGAAAGCGATGGGCCTAGCAAACCGCTCGCACGGCCACTGGTCTGCTAACAAAGCGACGCGCACGTACGTATCTTGGCGTGCGATGCGAACTCGATGCCTAAACCCAGCATCTGATAAATACGCTGCGTACGGTGGGCGAGGAATTACGGTCTGTGCGCGCTGGCGGCACTTCGAGAACTTCCTAGCGGATATGGGCGAGCGACCTAAGGGTCTGACGCTTGACCGTCGGAACAATGAAGGTAATTACGAACCAGCTAACTGCCGGTGGGCGACCGCAAAAGAGCAACGCCTAAACAGGCGCGTCCCCTGAAGGCTTCTCCTCTGTGTCGGCGGTGACGGCAACATCGTCTGCGACTGCATCAACTGCAGCGGCAGCGTCGTCGTCCTTCTGTTCCTTCTTCTGCTCGGTCTGTTCCTTCTTGGTGGGTTTGGCCGGCTTGAGGACCGTGTCTTTGATCCGCGGGCCCTCGATGTCGACCGCCTCGCCCGGGCCAAGCTCCAGTGTCGTACCGTCCGGCAACTGGATATTCGACCACACACGGCGGTTTGCGTCTGTGTTCACGTACTTCATGGGGTTATCTCCTATGTTGTGGCCTAAACTGGACCGGCGATCCACTCCCACGCATCGAAGCTGACTGCACCGGAAATGAAGATCGTCAAACCATCTGAATCGGTGAATGGCTCGCTCTGTTGATGGTCGACGCCGGTTTCGTACTCGCCGGCGCTCCAGATCGCACTAGGAGCGTTCATGGTGGCATTGGCACGGACTAGGGTGACCATCTGGTCGATGATCGTGTCGTAGTCGGCCTGCGCGGCGAGAGCGTCACCGCCTACGCTAGCGAAGAACACCTCCATCACAACCTTGAAGATATGACTGTCGTTGACGGCACCTCGTCCGGTGTCCGCGCGGCGGCGCCTGTTGTCGCTGGGGATGTTGGTAACGAGCACCGCGCTGCCGCCTGTCGCAGAGGAGGCGACCGCTTCGTTGAGCATGTTGGTTTCGTAGCTCTGCTCATCTATGATCGTCGGCCGCGCTGAGTGTACTTTCCCTACGAGTTCCAGATTGGCTTCAGCGAAGTAGTCTGTCACCGCAGTACGGATCGCTGCGCGTCCCATTACGTGGACCTCAGATACGGCACCACGAAGGACTTGAGCATTCGACGGGCAGCTTCCTCGTCAGCCTTATACCCCGACTGGCCCGATTCCTGTTTCGGTGGTGTCGCCGCCTTCGACGGCGCCTGCGGGATGACCATCGCGCGTGAGCCACGGAGCTTGATCAGGCTGGACGTCAGCGAGATGCACGCCTGCTCGATCGTCCACGGGATAGCGGATACACGTACTGTGTCGGGTGCGGCAGGGATTTCGTGCGTGTAAACGAGTTCAGATTGGAGGTTCAGTTTCAGCCCTTCTATGGACGCTACAACAATGACCTCTGTGTTGGCGCCGTCGTGAATCGTGAGCTGCGTGCCTGGGTACACGCCACTGACTTCGGTGCCTCCCGGGACGGACGGCCCCACGGAAATCGCTTCATCCCCAGCTTCAGCTTCTGCCGCGAGGAACGTGTGCGGGTAGCCGTTGGTGTAGTTCCAGACCGCGTAT